CCAAGTTGTTCAATATCAGCACCCGGACGCTGCAGAAATACTACCGCTACGAACTCGACACCGGCGCGGCCGTCGCCAACGCCAAGGTGGCACAGAGCCTGTTCGACAACGCCACCAAGCACAACAACGCCATGGCGCAGATCTGGTGGACACGCGCGCGCATGGGCTGGAAGTCGGCAACGGATGTGAACGTGGGTGGTCAGCAGGAAAACCCAGTGGCGATTGAGTTCACCTGGGCACCGGCACTGGCCCCGCCGCCAGCCCAGGAACCGCAGCCCACAGCGCCCGAGATCGAGGGCGAGGCTGAGGAAGAGGTCACCGTCAGCTGGGGCGAGGCGGAGTGCTAGTGCTTGTTCCACTTTCTGCGGTTAGCAGACGCTGGAATGATCTGCAGGTTATAGGCAACGTGCAGACCGCAGACGTTTCGTCCTTTGAGAGGGACGATGTGATCCACATCCTGGGGGATACTGGTGGTTTCAGCGATTTGTCTGGCGCGTCGGTAGACGGCCTCGATGGCATCCAGGTCCGCCCATGATGGGGTGGCTCGGAGTCTGGTAGCGCGGCGTGCGGCGCCTTTGGCCAGTATCTTGGCGGGATCGGTCTTGAAGTTGCGGCGGTACCTCTCGCGTTCTCGTTCCAGAAACCTGTCCCAGTTCTCTTTGCGTTTGGCGCGACCTCTAATACTGAGAGTAGTCATGCGTTCTGGGTTGGCCTTCCGCCAAGCTGCGGCTCTGGCTTTGTTGGCTTCTGGGTGGTCTTGGGCGTACTGGCGAGCTGCAGCGCGATTTGCGTCGATGTTGGAGTAGTATTTGCGCTTGGCTTGTTCGCGCTCTTTGCGGCGGAAGCCATCCGGGTTGGCCGTAAGAGCGGCCGCGCGTCGCCGTTTTGCATCTAGTGACCGTTTCTCTGGATGTTTGGCTCGATAGCGAGCGACAGCAGCGCGGTTGATCGACATCTTGTGTTCGCGGGCATTCTCGAATGCATCTTTCTCGCAGACCAGACACTTGTTGGAACAGACTCGTCTGACGGCCGGGAAGTGACCGCGGTGGCAAGGCTCGCCCGTGTCATAGAATCTCTGGCCTGCGGCCTGCGCCTCTAATCGTGTCATAAGCACAACGTAACATGGTCGAACGCAAGAGACAAAGCATTGTACTGCCGTTCTCTCCAAGAGAGTGGCAAAAAAAACTGCTTGATGATCCCGCCCCCCGTATCGTGGCGGTGGTTCATCGACGGGCTGGCAAAAGCACTGCGCTGCTATGGCGTGGCCTGCGGCATGCGATCGTCTGCAAGAAGCCGTTGCCGCGTTCGGTTCACATCTTGCCGTATGCAGTGCAGTGGGGCCGCACCGGCTTGTGGGACCAATTGGTAAGCGCAGCCGAATCAATCCCTGGGTGTGAGGTCCGCAAGGCGGCGATGAGCGTCAAGCTTCCTAATGGAGGGACGTTTGTCTGCGGAGGTGCAGACAATCAGGACACTTGGCGGGGTGGCTATGCTGACCACGTTACGATCGATGAAGCGGACGATTGTCCGCCAAGCATGGTGCCATTGGTTGTCGAGCCGATGCTGGCCGATCGTGATGGTGTGTTGGTTAGGAGCGGGACACCAAAGGGACGCGGCGTGCTGCAGGCGGCCTATGATCGGGCGCGCGTGACGCCAGGACACAGCAGTTATCTGCTTGATTACACCAAGACAAAGGCTTTGAGCGATAGCGCGATAGAGCGCCTCAAAATGGAGATGACAGAGGAAGAGTTCGCATCCGAGCTTTGCTGTTCCTTCGAGGCACCAAACAGCGGCAGCTATTACGGCAAGCTGATGCAGGCGGCTGAGGACGAAGGCCGCATCGGCAACGTGCCGCACGAGCCCACGCTGCGGGTGTGGACATCGTGGGATTTAGGAATAGACGACAGCACCGCCATCTGGTTTGTCCAGACCCTGCGCTCCGGCGAGTGGCGCGTCATCGACTACATCGAGGGCAGCGGTGAGGCGCTGGAATACTACGTCCGGCTGCTGCAGGCCCGCGGCTATGCTTACGAGCGGCACCTTCTGCCGCACGATGCCGAAGTGCGGGAACTCGGCTCTGGGCGATCACGCACCGAGACGCTGCATGGGCTCGGCGTAAAGCCGACACGCATCGTGCGCCAGCACAACGTGGCAGACGGTATCCAGGCAGTCAGAGCCGTCCTGCCACGTTGTTGGTTCGACGCTGGACGCTGCGCGCTCGGCATCCGGGCACTGCGCAACTACCGGCGTGAGTGGAACGAGAACGCCCAGACCTGGCGCTCGAACCCGGTGCATGATCATGCCAGCCACGGGGCGGACTCGATGCGCTACATGGCGCTTGGGGTGCGTGAGAACGAGAAGCGGCCGCTCGCCGAGCCAACGTGGCTGAGCCAGTACGAGACCACCGTGCCGAGCCAGACCGGCAACACCAACTGGATGGGAGTGTGACATGGCGCAGCAGGTAAGGCCGACCGTCACGGTGGAGCACCTGCCGTGGCTCAAAACCCGCAAGACGTTCAGCGCCGCGCCAGAGGCCAGTAAGCACTTCCCACGCATCAGCAGTGAACGTGAGCAGATGCAGACCGTGGCCCGTGTGGCGCGCGTAGGTGGGGCTTCGCCGAAGAAGTGACACCAACCCACGCTGAAGGCCGGGCGGCCGCGCTCCGCGTCCAGGCGGCCAACGCGGACGGCGCGCTAGCCGACGCGCGGGATGGGATCATCCTGGGCATCTATAACATCTCGATGGAAGTGCGGCGTCTGCCGGAGCACGGACGTATGGCGGTCGCGCAGCAGGCCGCGAAGCAGATCATGGCCAACACCCGCGAAAGCCTGGACTAAATGGCCAAGCAGTCGGAAAAGCACGATGAGATCATCAAGCTCGCCAAACGGCTTTGGGAGAGGTGTGAAGCTTGGGAGTCACGCGCGAGATTTAATGCGAAGGCTGATCGTAGGTTTGCAAATGGGGACAGCTACAACGGCTACCAGTGGTCGACCCAAGCTCTTGCTTTAAGGGGAAATGATAGACCCGCTCTCACCCATAATAAGGTACGCCAGCATAATCTTAACATAGTGAATGATGCCCGGCAGAACAAAGCCAGCGTGAAGATCACGCCCACAGGCGGTGAGGCCAGCTATGAGGCTGCCGAGGTGTTCGAGGGCATCATCAGGCGCATCGAATACCAGAGCAAGGCGATCGACGCCTACAGCACCGGCATCTACCACCAGGTGGAAAGCGGCCTCGGCTTCGTCACGGTCGACCTGGACTACGTGAACGACAACGGGTTCGACCTGGAGATATTCATTCGCCGCGTTGGTGATCCCGATAGCATCTACTTCGACCCTGATTGCGAGGAATACGACAAGTCAGACATGAGCTTCGCATTCCATTTCGAGGACATTCCCCGGGAAGTCTGGGATGCCGAGCATGGCGAGAACAGCGCGCCACCGCCGACACCGCTGGATTACCATGCCGATAGCTGGGTGACCCGCGATCATGTGCGGGTGGCGCAGTTCTGGCGCCGAGTGCAGAAGGACGGGAAACTGCACCAGCTGCGAGATGGCCGCACCATCCGCGACAGCGACATGGACGACGCCCAGAGCGAGGCGCTGACGCCGCTGATCGACCGCACCCGCAACGTGTTCGACACTGTGGTGAAGTGGTACCGCATCGAGGGCAACGAGATCACGGACGAAGGCACCTGGCCCGGCAAGCACATTCCCATCGTGCCCTTCATCGGCGAGGAAAGCGTGATCGACGGTGTGCTGGATCGGAAGGGGCACACACGTTCCCAGATCGATGCGCAGCGTATTTATAACTACTGGGCCAGCGCTGCCGTGGAGCAAGTCGCGCTGCAATCCAAGACGCCATACATCGCGGACCTGCGCGCCATCGAGAACCTGGAAAATTACTGGTACAGCGCCAACACCAAGAACTGGGCCGTGCTGCCGTACAACGGCGTGAGCGATCAGGGCACCGACATTCCACCCCCAGCGCGTCAGCAGCCGCCAGACATGGCGCAGGCATACGTGCAGGGCATGACCATCGCGCGGCAGGATCTGCTCGATGTCACCGGGCAGTACCAGGCCGAGTTGGGGATGCCCAGCAACGAGCGCAGCGGCGTCGCCATCCAGCAGCGGCAGCGCCAAGGCGACAATGCGACGTACCACTATATCGACAACCAGGCGAAGGCGATCCGTCAGGTTGGCCGCATCCTGCTCGATCTGATCCCCAAGGTGTACGACACCACGCGCGTGATGAAGATCATGGCGAAGGACGGCAGCGATAGTGACGTGGTGCTGGCGCCAACCGCGCCGCAGGCGCATATGCGCATTCCCATCCTGCCCAACGGGCAGCCGATGCTCGACCAGAACGGGCAGCCGCAGTCGGTGAACCAGGACACCGCCGACATGATCAACGCCGATGACCGCGTGCCCGACGTGCGGGTCATCTTTAATCCCACGCTTGGCGACTATGGCGTCGAAGCCGATGTGGGGCCGTCCTTCGGAACGCAAAGGCAAGAGGCGGCCAACGCTTTCGTGCAGATCATGGCGCAGAACCCGAACGCCTTCGCTATCGTCGGCGACCTATGGGCCGAGAACAGCGATTTCCCTGGTGCGGATGAACTCGCAGCAAGGCTAAAGAAGGGGCTGCCGCCGCAATACAAGCCGGGGCCTGATCCGCAGATGGTGCAGCTGCAACAGGCGGCGCAGCAGCACGACCAGATGACTCGCCAACTCATGGCAAAGGCCGATGCGCAAATTGCCACGCTGAGTGCGCATAATGTCAGGCTCAAGGAGCAGAACGAGGATAAGCGCGCAGAGTTGGCGATTAAGGATTACTCCGCGGAAACCGACCGTCTGAAGGCCGTGGGCCAGATCGATCCCCATGCGCTGCAGATCGTTGTGCGCCGCCTGCTGCAGGACATGATACAGACCGACATCATCCCGCATTTGCAGAGACACGCGCAGATCCAGGGCGATATTCAGCAGACCATGGCGCCCCCCGAGCCGCAAGACGGCGCGGACAACGGCAACGGAGCCGCACAGCCAACCCAATGACTGACGTGGTTGAACTCCTGCGGGAGCAGCGCCAGCACGACCTGGCGAGCGAAATCCTGATGCTGCGTGGGCGGCTCAGCGCCCTAGAGGCCATTGTCATGGCCGAGCGTGGCACCCTGTCGTTCCCGAGCAAAGACGAACGTGACGACTTCCGCGTCCGCTACACAACGGAGCCACCCAATGAGTGACACACTTCCCCCCGGCGTGTTGCCGAACGTTTTCGATACCGACCCACCCAACCTCGATCCCACCACCATCGTCGGCGACGGCTTCGTGAAGGTCGACGAGGCCAACCCCCAGGGGCCGCCTCAGAACGTGGACGTGCCGCATGCCATCCAGGACGGCATGATGCTCATCTGCACGCTTGGGAACTGGAATTATACGCCTACCAGCTACGTCCACCAGTGGCAGATCGACGGCCACGATGTCGGCGGCGATGTGGAGCAATACGGCGTCACAGCCGACCAGGCTGGGCACAACGCGCAGTGCTTGGTTACGGCCAGCAACGCCTACGGGGATACGCAGGTGCCGTCCGATACCGTGACCATCGTGGACAACACGCCCGCGGGAATGGCGGTGCGCAGCCAGGCCAAGGTGGCCGACGAGCCTTCTCACGACGAGGAACGCAACCACCGCCGTGAGCGGAGCCACCGCCGCGATGAGTGAGACCATCACCGAACATCTGGCGGAAGAGCAACAGCCGCTCGAACCGTCCCCGGAAGCGCCAGTAGAGTCCACGCCCCAGGGGACGACGGAGCCGAGCGAGGAACGGAGCCGGCTGGAGCGGCGCATCGGCCAGCTGCGGGCGCAGAACAGCCGCATTGCCGCCGAGCGCGACCAGCTAGCCGGTCAGATCGCTGCACTGCAGAGACGGCCACAACAGCAGCCGAATGGCGAGCAACCTGCGCTCGATCCGCAGCTGCAAGACCTGATCCGCACGGAGGCCAAGAAGCTTGCCAACCAGGAGCGGGTGGATGAGCGCATAGCGTCGTTCCACGCGGCCGGTCGGGAGGTATTTCCCGACTGGACAGAGCGCTGCCAGGATCTTATGGCGATGGGCGCTGATATGCAGATCAGCCAGATGCTGGTCGAGATGACGAACGGCGCCAAGGTGGCCGGGGCACTGCGCGATGCACCCGACGAACTGGAGCGGATTGCGGGACTGCGCAGTGAGCGGGCGCGGGCGATCGCGCTAGGCCAGTTCTCCGCCAAGATCGAGGCCGAGCCGGCACGGAACAAGACGCGGGCGCCACGGCCGCCTGAGCCGATCCGTGGCCGGGCCGCGCCGGTGTTCAACGAGCAGGAAGCCAGCACAGCCCAGCTGGTCGAGCACTACCGCAAGCAGGAACTCGCAAAGCAGCAAGGATCACGCTGATGGCATACTGCAAACCACCGAATGCCCCGCCGCACGGCGAACCTGACAACCGGGCGCGCGCCTCATCCCGCGGCCCTACAGCGGGCTCTGAGAGCGCCCAGCGCGGCCGGTTCAAAGGGACCGGCGTTTACCAGGGCAAAGGCGATACCGGCTCTAGGATGCCTGCCAGCGCCCCGCAGACCCGTGCCACATCTTCGCTCGTGCTCGGGGCCGGCAAAGGCAAGCGGTAAGTGCCGAAAATCCTGGACGCCGCAGTGCGGAAAATCCGCCAACGCGGTGTGGCGAAAGCCAGCGCTTACCCGATTGCGGTGAGCGCTCTGCAGAAAGCTGGCGACATCAAGAAAGGCACCCTCAAAGCGACCGCTCAGGGCGTCAAAAGGGGTGCTATGTCGGCAGCCGCGCGCGAGGCGACGCGCAAGGGCTAGATGATGCGTTCGAGATACGCGATTGCTTTGCGCAGTAGGTCTGGATCGTCTCGGAACGAGCCAAGCCCGGCGTTGCATCCATGGCAGAGCCAACCGCGGAACTGTCCTGTTTGATGGCAATGGTCGAACATGATCCCGAGCTTGCTTCCTGGTTGTCTGCAAAGGTCGCAGAGTTCCGGGCGTGGACTTCCAGCTACGACCTCTTGCGCTCTCCTTCGAGTGTCGATGAAGTCTGGGCTGGCACGCTTGGCCTTCTCTTTGGCGCGGATCTCATCGCGGTTCGCCCAGTAGCGGGCCATGGAGTCAGCGTCGCGTTTGGTCTTATTCTTGGCGTAGTAAGCCGCCTGATATGCCTTACGCTTTCCTTCGGCCGCATAGGCCTTCTGGTAGGCGCGCGACGTTTCTTTGTGAGCCTCACGGTAGGCCTGCTGGTAAGCGCGCGTTTTTCCCGGATCTTTGGCGGCGGCATAACTGGGCCACTTCGCTTTGTTCGCCAAGTAGTAGGCGCGCATATAGGCACGCCGTTTCGTGCTCGCGTCGTCTATGGTATCGGTCATTAGCTTGGTCCTCTTGCCAGGATCAGGTTAGGGGTGGCAGGGGCCGTGGCTGGCCGCTGTCATCCCGCAGTCTAGGAAACTGGATTGCTAAATTCAACAAAAGCCTGTGGATCGCAGGACACATAAACCCACTGCGCGTGTCGATCGCGCACGACCTTAACCAGCGCGCATGCCCTCGCCGGAGGCTCTAAACGCCCGGCAAAACTCCACAACGTAATCGACTTTCGTGGTCGCGCCCCGATAGCTGTGCTCCCTAACGGCTATCCGGGCGTTGACTAGGGGGCATGAATAGTCCTAGTATAGGGCACTATAAAAATGGCTACCGCAACAAACACGTTGCTGAATATTAACATGATTACTGCAAAAGCGCTGGTCTGAATGGCCACTTTGCCGAGTAATTGGCATCGATCACGCTGTGAACTCAGGGAACCTCTTGCACAGCAAGACAATCCTGAGCCAAGCCGTCAACTCGACGGAAGGTGCAACGATCATCCCGCGAGGGAGTAGGGCCAAGCGGCCCGAAGCGCAGCGCATCCGGTAACGGATGAAGATATGATCTGCTCTGCATGGCGACATGCAGCAGCTGGCAAGAGCGGCCTTGGACGTAGCGAGCCAGGGTGAACATCAGACATCCTCCACCAAAAGCTAAACATCATCGGCGCCGTCGACCGGCAGTATGATGACAGCTTCGCGGTAGCCGGCGCCAAAATCGGCTCCACGCTCCGCATCCGCCTGCCGGTGCAGTTCACCGTCGCGACGGGTCCAACACTCGCGATCCAGAACACGGTGGAACAGAATACCACGCTGACGATCAGCACCCAGGCCCACGTCGACTTCAGCTTTAGCTCGCAGGAACTGACGCTGAACATTGACGATTTTGCCGCCAGGTACTTAGAGCCAGCGACACGTGTGCTCGCCTCAAAGATGGAGAGCGATTTCGTCCAGGGCGTCTTGCCGGCCGTCTACAACGTGGTCGACGGACACGGTGCCGCCCAGAACATGAAAAACGTGCTCACGGCCAGGAAAATCCTGCTGGACAACCTGACACCGCAAAACCGCCAGTGGCTACTGCGCCTCAATACCCAGGACAACGTCGACGTGGTCAACGCCAACCTCGGGCTATTCCAGGAAAGCCGCCAGATCGCCCGCCAATACACCGAGGGCGTGATGGGGCTCAGCGGTGGCTTCGAGTGGGCGGAAAACACGTTCCTCGCTGGTGGCTATACCCGCGGCGCTGAAGCCGGCTACCTCGTCGGCGCAGGCGGGCAGACAGGCTCCTCCCTCGCTGTCACCACAGGCTCCGGTGCGGGCAATACCGGCGACGTGTTCACGATTGCCGGTTGCTTCAGGGTCCATCCGGAAACCAAGGTGGTGACCAACCAGCTGCAGCAGTTCACGCTCACCGCACCCTACGCGGGCGGCGCGGGCAACATGCAGATCAGCCCCGCCATCGTCACCACCGGTGGCTATCAGAACGTCAACGCCAGCCCCACCTCCGGCAACGCCATCACCTTCGTCGGCGCTGCCAGCACGACCACGGGGCAGTCGATTGCGTTCCATCCGGAGTTCGCCACCTTCGCCACCGCCGACCTGGTGATGCCGGGTGGTGTTGACATGGCTGCCAGGGCTGAGAGCGACGGCATCTCGATCAGGGTGGTCCGTCAGTATGATATCAACAACGATGTCATGCCGTGCCGCTTAGACGTTTTGTACGGCTACCAGGCAATCCGGCCGCAGCTCGCGTGCCGCTTGCTCGCCAACTAACTCCCCAACCCGGCGGCGCGTTTCCTCCCCATCCAACCACCTCGCCGCCGGGTCTTTTCACCATGAGCGTGCGCAGCACTCCGCCTCCCCAGGAGCACCACCATGGCCACACAAGTCGCCTACCCGACTGGCATCAACGTCGCCTTTCGTCCCGGCGTCGGCATGCACGACATCTCCCTCCTCGCCGCCGGCGCCGGCTGGAGCGCCGCGTCCATAACCGCCCACGCTGGCGGCACGCGTGCGCTCGCCACGCCGGTGAGCGGCGCGGTGACGCTGATTGCCGTGTCAGCCTCCGCTGGCGATAGCGTCATGCTGCCGCCCGCGACCGGCGGCCAGGTGCTCTGGATCACCAATGCCGGGGCGGCTTCCTCGCAGCTGTTCGCCAACACCGCAGGCAGCGACACGATTAACGGCATCGCTGCAGCCACCGGCATCGCGCTTGCGGCCGGCAAGAGCATCACCCTGCTGTCGCCCATTCCTGGTGCCTGGTTCGGGGTGCTGTCGGCGTGATCCTCACCACCGGCGACCTGATCACGTTCAGCCTGCGAGCCTCGGGCATTCTTGGCCTCGGGCAGACGGCATCGGCAGAGGACGCCTATACCGGGCTCGATCTGCTGCGCATGCTGATTGCGCAGTGGCAGCGTCGGCGCTGGCTGGTCTACGTGGAGCAGACGGCTGTTGTTGCGAGCAGCACCGGGGCACAGGCTTACAGCATCGGTTTCGGCTGCGATTTCGAGACCGGTGGCCGGGTCGATCACATCACCTCAGCCTACGCTCGCATCCTCGGCACCAGCCCTCCGAACCTGGTCGACATCCCGCTGATTATCCTTACGGCGCAGGAGGACTACGCCAAGATCAGCGTCAAGACGCTCGAGACCATGCCGGCGTATGTGTTCCTGGAAACCGGCTATCCCACTGGCACCGTCTGGATCTGGCCTGTGCCGCCGGCCGGCATGTATGGGCTCTATCTGTCGTGCAAGGCCCCGTTGCCGACCTATACCACGCTCACCGATCCGCTGAACCTGCCGGGTGAGTACGTGGAAGCCCTGATGTGGTCGATGTGCATCAGGCTGCAGATCTCCTACGGGCTTCCCGGCAATCCTGCCCACATCGCGGCGATGAACCAGGCACTGCAGGTGCTGCGCATGGCCAACGCCCAGGTGGCGATGCTGGAAATTCCCGCTCCGCTCGGACGTGTTCGCGACGATGTTTCGCTGGTCGGCCGTGGCCTCGGACGCGCGTATATACTTGACCAGGGATCTGGCCTCGCATGAACAAGCCCCTGACGCAGCTTTCCGCCGCTCCGATGAGCACCGCGGACGAACCGCAGTATCCATGGCAGCGGGGCGACATCCTGTATGCCGACGCCCTGAACGCGGCGATCGCCAACAACCATGGCGCTCCCGGCGCTCAGGGGCCTGCTGGACCGGCTGGGGCGCCTGGGGTGCAGCAGTGGGCCGCTGGCAACGTGACCACCCTCAGCAGCCGCCTGACGCTCTCCGGTGGCATGCTGGACGTGCAGGAGCAGTGGACGGCCGGGGTGGTCACCACAGTCGGCACCGGACTGATGCTGAATGGCACGACGCTTCAGCTGGCGCCAAGCACACCAGGCGGCGGTATTCCCGACGCGCCATCCGACACCAACACCTATGGGCGCCACGCCAATTCGTGGACGCCGACGCTGCCGCTGAGCGGCGGCACGATGAACGGGCCGCTCAACGTCACCGCGACCGGCGGCACCGTGGCACGGAGCGAGCAAGACCGCTGGGGTGACGACGCCAACGTGCTCGATTACGGCGCCTTGCCGAATAACAACGGCGATAGCACCGCAGCGTTCCAGGCCGCTCTTGCGACCGGGCGCAACGTCTATGTGCCGCCCGGCAATTACGAAATCCGCTCGCAACTCACGGTTGGCAACACAACCGCCGCGCAGACGCTCAGAGGCGCCGGCAAAAACAGTACGATCCTGATCGGACAAGGCGATCACTTCGACCCGGCCATAACCGATAGCATCATCAAGCTACAGGGATCCGAAACGACCGCGCCGGCGGTGCAGGATCTGCGCATCGTCTGCCTGCAAGACCCCAACATGAACAGCCGCGCCACCATGAAAACGCCAGCGGCCGGCGGTAGTTCCGCATCCGGTGGCGGCGGCGTGCGCTATCCCGCCGTGTTCGGCTGGACCGGGCCGGTCAATCGCTGGCGCATCATGCGCGTGCGGATTGAAGGGGCATGGGATGGGTTCATTCAGTCCGGCGCCGGCAGCAGCGGCGGATGGTGGCTGCAAGACATCGAGATCGGCTGCTACAACGTCGCGCTGAACGTCGGTAGTAGTCTCGACTTCGCTCACGTCCGGGGGTTCCATCTATGGAATTTCGGGATCAATTCAACACAGTCCGCGATCTTCTATGATGGTCAGTTGGTCTGTATGCATCTTGGCAATGGTGCCATGTCGCAGGCCATCAGCGCCGTTGACATCGCCAATTTCTGCGGTCGCATCATCATCGACACCAGCGGAACATCCGCGCTGTTCACCAACCTGATGAACGACACAGACAACGCCAATCTGGTAGTGAACAACGGCGACATCCAGATCGCCAATATGTATTATAGTTGTGCATCCAGTGGACCATCGAGCGGCCTGCCGGGCATAAGCGTGGCAAATGGCACGCTCAGCATTCGGGGCATGTTCGGCTGGCCAGGCACGACGCAACCGATGTTTAGCGTGACCGGAGGCAATGTCGCGCTGGTCGGTGGGACTATCGAGCTACCAACCACCAATTCAAGCATACTGGCGCAAACCGGCGGCACGTTTCTAATGAGCGGCGTCCAAGTGCTGCCGGTCGCCAGTGGATGGACGATTGCGCCGATGCACTGCTCAGGCGGCAATTGCATCGTTGTCGATAACTTTATCAGCGACTACTTTGTGGCGGCCGGACAGGGCTTTCTGAAGATCGACAACGATAACTTCGCGCATGTGGTCGCGGGCAATTCCTGGAACCCGGCCCGCCCGTATTTCACGGCGCCCGGCACGCTCGGCACCTATATCGACCGGGGTGCGACGGTCGCGCCGTTGGTAAACGGCACGGCCGCAGCCGGCACCAGCATAAACTTTGCCCGCCAGGATCACGTTCATCCGATCGACACGTCCCGCGCACCGCTCGCCTCACCCACTTTTACCGGCATGGTATCAGGCTCTGGCGGCATCACTGTCACGGGCCCGACAACGTTTCCGCAGTTTATGCTGACCGGCGCATCAGGGTCATACCGGGGCATGTCGTGGCAGACCGCCGGAGTGAACCGGCTCGATATGTATTTGGACAATAGCGACATATTCAATGTTGCGACCTGCGATAACACCGGCGCGATCAACCATACGGTCATGGCGATCAACTACAGCAACGGCTCGGTGCAGTTGTCCAATGTGCTGCTGACGAACGGTCTGCTGGGCAACTACGCCAATGACGCGGCGGCCAGTGCTGGCGGCATCGCGGTCGGGCAACTCTATCGCAACGGCTCGGTCGTCATGCAGAGGGCGGTGTGATCGATGTTCATAGAGCGATGGCGGAACAGGATTATGGGCCCATGAGCGACTTCACCCGCACCCCGAACCTGACGGATCGCTCCCCTGGCTAAGCTCGGGCTCACCGGTGGAGCGTATCAGGCGCGCAGCGTCATCGCATCGGCGCAGCGCAGCCTGAACCTGTTTGCTGAGCCTATGCCGCATAACCAAGGCGAGCCTGTCGCCTTCACGCACTACCCGACGCCCGGCTTGCGGCTGCTCGGAACCCTGCCAGGCGGTCCCATCCGCGCCATCAAACAGGTGACCACGGGAGGCATCTACGCAGTCTCTGGCAACGGCGTTTATTCGGTCGATCCCAACACCTGGGGCAGCACGCTGCTCGGCAATATCAGCTCATCCCGCACCACCCCCGTCTCGATGCAGGACAATGGACTCGACCTCGTCATCGTGGATGGCTCCACTTACGGCTGGGATGTGACGCTTGCGACGAATGCCTTCAGCATCATTAACGATCCGAACGGGATGATGGTCGGTGCGGACCGGGTCGATTACCTCGATACCTATCTGCTGTTCAACAAGCCGAACACGCCGCAATTCTATAGCAGCGATAGCCTCGCGGTGACATTCGACCAACTCTGGTTTGCCAACAAGGAGTCATTTTCCGACCTCCTGGTGACGCTGGCCGTGGCCAAACGTGAAATCTGGCTGCTAGGCGAACGCACCTCGGAAATCTGGTACAATGCCGGATCTACCGACTTCCCGTTCCAGCAGATGCAATCCACCTTCGTGGACCATGGCTGCCGCGCCAAATACAGCGTCGCCACCTATGACAACATGGTGTTCTGGCTGGCCTACGATCGCGCCGGACAGGGCCTCGTCCTCTATGGCATCGGCTACCAGACAACCCGCGTGTCCACCTATGCCATCGAGGCCGAGCTGACGACATACAGCCGTATCGATGATGCCATAGGATTTACCTACTCGCTGGGCGGCCACGTTTTTTATGTGCTCACCTTCCCCACCGCCGACGTCACCTGGGTCTATGACATCACCACCAAGGAATGGCACGAGTGGCGCTGGATCGACAGCAACGGCGATGAACATCGGCATCGCGCGAATTGCGCCTATCCGATCAACGGACAGGTGGTTGTGGGCGATTGGGAAAACGGCAATCTATACGCGCTCGATCCCTCAGTGATGACCGACAACGGCTGGCCGATCAAACGGCAGCGCGCCTATCCCCATATCCTCAACGACCTCGACCGTGTGTTCTATCGCCAGTTTGAGGCAGACCTCGAGACCGGCACGCACGGCAGCACGACGCTGGCGATGACGCTGGTGCAATGCAGCTTCACCGCCCCGGATGCGACGCCGGTGGAGAACTACAGCAATCCGCTGGAGGCCGGGCTGCCGTGGGTGCCGATCGCGGGCCATGCCGCCATCTACGCCGGTCAGATGGTCGGTTATGGCGACGGCTTCGCGGTCTACCAGGCGACGATGGAGCCCGTCACGGCGGATTACATCGTACAGTTCAGCGTGGTGCCGACCGTCTACGACATGGTGATAGAGAGCACGGTCGTATTCGTCATCGGCCGCGCCAATGGGACCGCGGCCGGCTATCAGGCGCAGGTGACCTCGCTCAGTCATGGCACGGGCTATGTCGCGGGGCTGATCGCGCTCGGCGTCGGCACCAACGCGCAGGTCATCCTAGGCACCATCCCTTCCGGGGCCTATCGGCTCACCTTGTCGATGGAAAGCGCGGCGATCTCGCTGAGCATTCAACGGACCTGGGATGGGCAGTTTATCCGCAGCGATGGGGCCTGGCAGCCGGAGCAGACGGTCGCGCTGAGCCTTACCGACAGCACCTGGGCAGCGGGTGGCACCGTCATCATTGGCGGCGATTGGGGGCTTCAGCCTGCCGAGCGCATCGGTCTGGAGGATGCGAGCGGTGCCTGGGCGGCTGAGGACGGCAGCGGTGCGTGGCTGTGGGAGGCAACCGGCGGGTCTGCCGGCTACTGGGGACCGATCGATGTCGGCCTCGAGGATGCCTCTGGTCAGTGGGCCTTGCAGGACGGCTCTGGCGATTGGCTCTGGCAGGTGGCAGGGGCGGAGCCGCCGTTGTTGGCGTTGGATGATATCTCGGTGGTCACTATTCCCGCGCCTGACCTGATTTTTCTCGACTGGTCAGACGACCGCGGCCACACCTATGGCAACCGGGTGCAGCAGTCGCTGGGTGGTCTTGGGGAATATCTGACCATCTGCCAATGGCAGCGGCTCGGCTATGCCCGGGACCGGGTATTCCGGCTGACCTGGTCGACGCCGACGCCAACCGCTTTGCAGGGCGCCTTCATCCAGGCTGACACGTCGGCCAAGACCTGATGCCTATTCCCCTCATCCCTCCTGAACTCCAATTCATCGATGCCGATGGCCACCCGATCGCCGGTGGCACGGTTGGTACCTACGTGCCCGGCACCACGACCGGTAAAGCGACATGGTCGGACATGGAGGGGACAGCGTACAACAGCAATCCGGTCGTGCTGGACGCCGCCGGTCGGTGCAAGATCTATGGCTCGGGCGACTATCGATTGATCGTGCAGGACGTTTACGGCGAGTTGGTATTCGACGCCGAGACCTCCTCGATCGTGTCGGCTGCTATGCAGCCTGTGGTGTCTGCGCCGACCATTGCCGAGGCGCAGCGGCTCTTAGGCATCGACCCGAATCTTGACGCCCTGGTAGCCGCCGAACAAGCGCGCGCGCTGACCGCCGAGGCCAACCTGCAGACCCAGATTACTAACGAGGTTAACCGGGCGACAGCGCAAGAGGGCGCCCTAGCCGGGCAGATTGCCGCTGAGAGCACGTCGCGCAGCACGGCCGATACGAACCTGCAGAACGAGATCAACGCCATCAATGCGGAGATCGCCACCTTCAATCTCGGTGGTATCCGGTCGGGCACCGTACTGACCGACACTAGCGGTAATGCGACGGTGACATTCAGCCCGGCATTTGCCAACACGACTACGGCGGCGTCGCTCGGCGCGTATGATACGTCCTATCCGCCGGCCTATGCCCAGACCCTGGCGCTCAGCACCTCGTCGTGGACGTTTGTGGTCAAGCGTGTGTCTGACGACACGACGATGGGAAATCTCACCTTTGGCTGGTGGGCGACAGGAATATGAGCGTATCCCTTATTGCCGGGCTGCCAAACAGCCCGCTGGTGGATGCGAATGGCCAGATCATGCCGGAGTGGCGGGCGTTCCTACAAAACCTGTGGGCGCGTACCGGCGGCACGATCGGCATTTCCAGCGATACCACGACACTCAAGGGCGAACTGGCTGCTGAGACGGCGGCGCGGGTCAATGGCGACGCTGCCTTGCAGGCCTCGTTGAATACCGAAGCCGGTGCGCGCACGGGTGGCGATGCGGCGAATGCCGCGGCGGTTGCGAACGAGGCAGCGATCCGCGGCCGGGCCGATGCCCTCGAGGCGTCCTCGCGCGCGCAGGGCGATACACCCGCGGCCTGGGCGGCTCGGAACTATTCTGTCTGCCGACATCCAATCCGGGCGGCGGCCAGGTCTGGCTCAGTAGTGGCAACTTGCATGTGGGAACCTAAAGATGCCCGACGTTCGCATTAGCGACGCAGCCGATCCTGGCACGTTGCTGTCCACCGACCGATTTCCGATCGCGCGCGCTGGCAGCACCACCGCCTACGCCGGCTCGGTGAGCGAGATCGCCAGCTATGTGGGCACTTCCACCCCGTATCTTCCGCTTAGCGGTGGCACTCTGACCGGGCCGCTGACGCTCAATGCCGACCCAACAACGGCGCTTGGAGCCGCAACGAAGGAATATGTCGACAGCGCCGCGGGGCTGTCTGGAACCTACATCGGCACCTGGCAGGTGGCGGCTAACACGCCGAACATCATCTCCGGCTCCACCATCAACAATGCTAATTATCAGGCCACCACCGCCAACCCGAGCGTGCCGGAAGTGGCCCCTGCGGGCATTCCCGGCATTGCGGGGATGACGATCAACAATGGGGATCGGATTATCTGGGCAAGTGGCTTGGGGCAATGGCAGGTGCTGCGTCAGGCCGGCGTGCCGCAGGGCTACGCGGACGCGCACTACCTGCAGCTCGTCAATATGCACGACACAGGCCGCAATCTGATCCACAACGGACAGTTTAACGTGCAGCAGCGGGGCCAGGGAGCCTGGACCGCGAACCTCGCCTACATGGCCGACCGTTGGCAAATGACGGTCAACGGCAGCACTATGTCCTGTGGCGTGTTCGCGTTTGCGCTCGGTGGGGGCGGTATTGGCGATGAAGCGGCGCAGTTCTTCTTGAGCGCGACGCCATCTGGCACATCGGGAACCAACGACTTCGCAGGTTTCTCGCAGGCGATCGAGAACGTATCCCGGCTGAGCGGTAAGACGGTCACCGTCAGCTTCTATGCCGATGGGGCATCAGCTTTGCGTGTTGGCGTGTCGCTGGATCAGCTATTCGGCACAGGAGGATCGCCATCTGCGGCGGTTCTCGGTGCCGGCCAGTCGGTGACCATCACGACCGGGTGGGCGCGTTATAGCCTGACGTTCACCCTCGCGTCTGCGGTGGGCAAGACGCTTGGTACCAACGTCGATCATTCGACCCGGCTTAATTTCTGGCTATCTGCCGGGACCGGATTAAACACCAGGACCGGCAGTGTGGGCGTGCAGTCCGGGGCCATCAACTTCTGGGGTGTGCAGGTCGAGATTGGCAGCCTGATGACGGCGTTGGACAAGCGCGACCCACGTTTGGAGCTGGCCAACTGCCAGCGGTTCTACAACACCAGCACCTGGCTATCTGGCGGCTATCATGTGGCCGGCGGCAATGTCGACGTGGCCGCCTATTTCCCCACCGCGATGCGCGCAGCCCCAACCATCGTCATCGGCTCCACGAGCAATACCAACCTGGGCACGGTTACGGCCCCGTTTGTAGGCAGCACGTATGCCGGGGCAACCGCTCAGGTGACCGCGACCGGCGGCTATTCCCTGCTCACATCCTTTACAGCATCGGCCGACCTCTAAGGGACTACACCATCCGGCTGGAGCCCTTCGAGGGCAACATCTGGGGCCACATCACGGTGCATCGCTGGTCACACCATGTGGCGAGGGCCGTGCGCAGAGATGTCGACACCATCGTGGGCCTGCTCGGGCCGATCCTCGCCACGCCGGCCGATGAGGTGGCTCCTGTGGCGTTCGGGAAATTCATGGCGCTGATAGGGTTCCATCCGTATCGCGCTGTCTGGGTGCGTTGGGGTTAGGGCATGGGTAGCATCATTTCCGGTATCGGCTCGCTGATCGGCGGCCAGCAAGCTTCCAGCTACGACAAGGCGGCCTCCGACACTGCCAAGCAGGCTTACAGCTACGCGCGGTCGGATCTGTCGCCGTATAACACCGCTGGCCAGACCGCGATGACCAACGCGCTGAGCGTCGCGAACAGCGGGCAGACCGGCGGTGGCCCTGACTACGTCAGCCAAGCGGCGGCGAACCAGCCCGGTTCGGTGGTGACCGACCAGACCGTGCAGAACATGCCGGGGTATAACTTCTGGCTCGATCAGGGGCTGAAATCGACGCAGAGCGCGAATGCAGCGAAGGGCCTAGGCGTGAGCGGTGCGGCCCTCAAAGGCGCAGGCACCTACGCGACAGGGCTGGCGAACAGCTACTACCAGAGCGCCTACAACGACGCGCAGACGAACTTTCAGGATTCGCTGAACCTGAACACGGCGCAGCAGGGCAACCTGACCAACCAGTACAATCGCTATTACCAGCTCGCCAATCTGGGCGAGAGCGCGGCGGCGTCCACGGCGCAGGCGGGAACCAGTGCGGCGAGCACTTCAGCCACGGCGCAGGAAAGCGCCGGCAATGCGCTGTCGTCTGGCACCAAGGGGCTAGCGACCGGGCTGGGTAACGCGCTGAACGATTACTTGGGGTACAGCAAATCGACCGGCGGCTATGCATCCGGTGGCGGCGGCGGGAGTTCTGATGGATGAGCGGCGCGCTGACATACAACGACCTGGCCACCGACACCGTGCGGCCTATGTCGCAGACGATCGGCAACTGGCTCGATGTGCGCCAGAAGCAATATCAGCAACAGCAGAACCAAGCGACGATTGCCCAAGGCCAAGCACTGCAGCAATCCATCGATCCGACGACCGGGCAGTTCGATCAGGCCGGCTACATGCGCCGGTTGGCGGCTAATCCTGCGGCGGCGATTGGCGCCGTTCAGTCGGCACGCCAGGGCAACGCCCTCGACACCGAGACCTACAACCTGCACAGCAATCGGTTGAACAGCGCTATGGGCGCGATGGGCCAGTTGCTGGCGGATAATCCGAGTGGTGTGTCTGCCGATCAGATGCATGCGGCGATCGAGCAGCAACGCGCTCAAGGGAACCTTTCTGATACCGAAGCCCAGCAGGAGCATGCCCAGGTCAGCAACGATCCGCGGGCCAATTCGCAGTTGTTGCTGCGCGGCATGAGCCATGGCCTGGCGGTGGGAACGGCGCTGGAGGCGGCCCGGCCTACTACCGGCGCGATGACTGTGCCAGGGGGGACAGTTGGCACGACCACGACGCCGCGGTTGTCAACGGATCAGCCCCAGGGGGCCATAACGACCTCGGGGGCGCCGATCCAGCAGGGCCTGTCAGCGCCAGACCTGGCTGCTCGCACCCAGTGGCTGCAGTCGCCGCGGGATTATCCGGACCCGCAGAACCCCAACGTCGTGAAGCACGGCACGAATGAAACATACCTGAGAGACACCGGTGTGCCGGATACGTTTATCTATCCGGGTGGCAAGGCCGCCTCTCCTGGCTCGCCAGCGTCGCCACTCGGCACAGGACGCTTGCCGGCGGCACTGCAGAACCCGAACAAGCCGGCAGCCACGACAACCACGGCCACCCCGGCACCGTCGCCGGCCGGTAGCGGCGTGCGAGGCCCCACGCCAGAGCAGAGCGCCGGGGCTACCGCAACCGTGGAACAAGGCAAGA